AAATATTGCTTGATGATTTTAGTTTTAATACCAGAATCTTTTAACAGAATAGATGCAATATCATAGTAATCACTTTGTTCATGTAACTCACTTCGTTCCTTGACAATGGTGAGTGTATCCTTTGCCAAGTCCTTCAACTTCGCCTTTTCCACTTCAATGTTGCCTACCTTCTTACTCACATCAGCTTTTTCCAATTCAAGACGCTGAATGAAGCGTTCACTAGTGGTGATGTCATTTTTCACCTCTGTGATTTGAGTGGTCAACTTGGTAATCTTGGAATTAATGGAATCAATCTCGTTCAATCTTTGTAGAAGTTGTTGATATGTAGCGGCAACTTCATCCTTTTTATCTTTGGTCACCGACAATTCTTGTGAATGCTCGGTGATGATTTCATCCTTGAAGTGATGTTCGATACCTTGCTTACACTTGGGACATGTATCATTGTTATGATAAAAGGCAATTTCTTTTTCTATCTTACTTAACGAAGTTTCAAATTCTTGAATTTGCTGCGAAACCATTTGGATGCTTCTACTAATATCAGATGCATCCCCAATACTATTAATAAAATCGTCCCTTCTAGTATCAAGATTAGTAAGGTAACTGCGTCTTTCAGCAATCTCATGGTGAGCCTCTTGAATTTTAGTTTCTATTTCGGCAATTCGTGCATCGCGGTCATCTTGTAATGTCTTGATGTACTCTTGTTGGATTTCAGCCTTGTTCTTTGCCAAAGTAATTTTACTTTCCACTTCAGATAACTTGTTCTTCAACTCCGTGACTTTTTCCTTCAACACAACATTCATTGAAGTGAAAATTTTAATATCTAAAATATCTTCAATCACTTCACGCCGAGCTGCCGCAGGAAGTTGCATGAACGGCGTAAATGAAGCTGACCCCAGAATGACAATCTGTGTGAATGACTTGTAGTTGAGCTTTAAGATGTTTTCTTCCAAATACTTTTGGTAATCACGACTGGCAGCATCTTGGTTGATGAGTTGTCCGTTCATCCATATCTCAAAGATGTTCGGCTTCATACCGCGAATAATCTTATATTGCTTATTACCAATATGAAATTCAATCTCAACAACACAATTTTTATTGTTGATGGTGTTCACCAACTGAGGCTTGTTCACATTTCGATATGGCTTTCCGAACAAAGCAAAACAAATGGCATCCAGTAACGTACTCTTGCCACTACCATTCTCACCTACAATTAACGTAGTAGGGCGTTCATCTAATTGTATTTCTGTGAATGCGTTTCCTGTCGAGAGGAAATTACGCCAACGAACTTTTTGAAAGTGAATCATAGTTCAAGATGCTGTGCCTCAATGTATAATGTTTTCAACAAAGTTTTCAACTTCTCTTTGTCTTTATCAGACTCCACGGAATCCACATATTCAGATAACAAGGTCATGGTATCTTCAATGTTCACATTGCCTTCGTCCAAGGCGTTGGATTCAAACTCTGAAAAATCTTCGTGAATTGTTAATTCAATCACTTCATTATTATATAGTGAATCAATGAACTTGTCAAACTTCTGATAATCTGCTTTGTTCACAACAATAATTTTCACACATGCCTTTTTAAAGTCCACTGGATTCGGCAAAGGCTTTCTGTCATCATAGTAAATTTTATGGAAGATTTCATTGGGATTCTGAATGAATGTCAACTCATCATCATTGGTTTCATACACATGAAATCCTCTGGCGTCATCATAATCAGACCAAGTGAATCCATAAGGACTGCCAAGATAATAGATGTTGTCATTGGTGCTTCTGTGATGAAAATGACCAGTTAACACCATCTCAAATTGCTCAAGAATTTTTCTATCCATGCCGCCGTCATTCTTCACGCCACGGAACATGTCGAACCCTTCAATTTCAAAATGTCCAAGACATACAGTATTAGCATGGTCTTCTTGTAAGAAGGTCATCACTTCATCATAATTTTCCGAGCATAACCAAGGCACAAATGAGAACGTTTTATTACCAACAGTCTTTCGTGTCGGCTGTTCCACAATGTGGATGTTATCATATTCACGAAGCAACAAATCCAATGAATTCACTTCATTCGTGTTCTTGTAATATGTATCATGATTGCCAGGAATCACAAACATATCCACGCCAAGGTCCTTTAATGGCTGAAAGAAATATTTCTTACAGGAGCGCAATGTGCTGAAGTTGATGTATTTTCTTCTATCAAACACATCACCTAAATGAAATACTGTTTTAATTCCATGTTCTTCAAGATACGGGAAAAACACTTCATCATAAAATTTTCTAAAGAAAACATCAAAATGGTGCGAGTCATTTCTCGCACCAAAATGAGTGTCTGTGATAACAGCAATTTTCATTTATCCCTCGTAGATTGCTGAATTCGCTCCATGTTCAAACACTTCTACACTCTTTAACCGAACACGCCCATTGGTCTGTTCCAGAATGGTTGTACAAATATCTGTATACACAATCTCAGCAAAACGTTCACACCCTACACTATCCAGAATTCGAAGTGTGCAAACACCAAGAGCATCCAACTCCTTGAAGTTATCTAAATGCGGGTCATCGGCAGAAACAACTGTTGTATGGTCAAACAGTTCTTCCAAATAACTCTTGATCCATCCTGTATTACCGAAATCATATACCCAATTTCTTTCATCCAAAGTATCAGCTTCAAAAATGAAGTGAAAGCCTAAACTATATCCATGAATTTGATTACAATGTGACTTGGCTCGCCATTGACGAAACGCGCAACTAAATCCACGGTCATTACCATAAGTCTTTGTTGAATAGTATTTCGGCATATTACCTCGCAAGTTTGCTGTACATGATGTCTGCATTTAAATATTGTAAAGCTAAGATACCACGTTGATGTTCTAAATCCTTTTGATACTTCTCGTAATTTACTATCTTGTCCTGTATAAAGTCAAGTAGTAATTGCTTATTTGTGAGGTAATTATCATAGGAGCTTGTCCACTCAGAAGGATATTTAAATTGATTTAAATACATTTCCGAATAACTGCATCTATCTGGGACAACAGGAATGGCTCCTGCCAAACATCCTTCCATTACACTGATACCAAGATTCTCATGTAATGCACAACTGAAAATCACCTTTGCTGACCCTAACGTCTTGTAGTATCCTTCTTTGGATAAAGACATCTTTTGTGTAATCACCACGTTTAATGCGTCCGACAAATCAACCGCGATTTCAGGTTGTTTATCTGAATTATATCTATGAGGCCACATCACCACATCTTTCTTCTCATCATTGATGTAATTTGCCAACCGTGTGATGTTTTGTTTATGTGGCTGACCACTGCGAATTGCCTTGTTTCTATCAACAATATTTAAATTGTTCAAAAACATTTCCTTATGAAATTCAGTGGCAAAGTAATTGTAATCACATGCGTTATACCAGGCAATTTCTTGATTCACCGCCCAATCGCCCATCTTCATACCGAGAATGTCAGAGGGGTCATAATGACCGGCATGCCAGATGCCATGAATCTCAACAGGAATTTCCAACAAGTCACTCATGTAACGAATGGCAGTAACAGCAAAGTTCCAGGCATCCGTGACAAGAAACTTATCACCAGGCTTCACCTTGCCATTTTGAAAATGTAACGCGATGGCTTGAATCTGTGATGCCTTGTATGCATTCGTAAATGCAAAGTTTAAAAAGGCACCTGAAGTGGTGTTGTTCGTGCTTTCCAATCCATCAATAGTAGTAACTTCCAATCCTTTTTCTTGTAAATCATTAGGAATGTTTTCATACCATTGCTTCGTGTATCGTTGGTCAATAGGTTCAATAGGTACAATGAAAATCATGTTACACTCCCCATAGGACTGTATTGAAGGATGGCACCGTTTTCTCCATCCTCGCTAACACCTACTTCGATATAACGACCTGGATATTGTTTAGAAATATAATCAATCAAATCCTCGGCAATCATTTCACAGCTCTTGTAATCAAGCAAGAACAATTGGTCGTTATACAATGCCTCAAGTTCACGTTTGAACATGATGAATTCAATGTCTCGGTCATTATGTGTTACTGAGACACGCACACGGAAATGAAAAATATGGCGATGAGGATAACCAAGAAAACTCACAGAAATTAACCGAGGGTCTTCCAATGCTGCGGGATACTTATGAATACCTTCGCGCTGAAATGTCACTTCAATGTATCGTAAAATCATTAGAAATCCTCCGGTAATGTTGCTGGTAATCCATCACGAATAGGTTGACTCGACAAATATACTCCCACTTCCTTTTCCCAGTGCTTGAAATCTTCCATGGTCTTCACTTGACGGAATGCATCCATGGCTGATACTTCTCTATCATTCATCAGATGTTGAATTTGCATAAAGTCCTTTGATACAGTATCCACATGACGCATGAAATTCATTGTTGATGCCACAAAGAAGGCACTGAAGGCTTCGATGGGCGGTAGAAATTCACCGTTATGTTTTCTCTGATATGCTCTCACAGGAATGTTCATGGCTTCATGAAAGAATCTATCATCTACAACATAATCTGTTACCACCTTACGAATATCTTCATTAATCATAATATAATCAGGACCAAAATCTCTGCCTGGTGTTACCCATTCAAAGTTGGGACCATAATACCGACCCATCTGAACACCTGAGGTATGAGTTGTACTATCATAACTAATCCAAATATCTTTATGATATGCGCCACTCTCCTTCATTGCCAGAATAGGCACAAGGCGAGACAATGACCCTACTCCCAATAAGTGGAGATGATGATTGTTTTCTGCGAGGGGTATTTGTGAATAATAAAATGCTCTCTTACAATCTTCAAGTGTTCCTGTGCCTAATGCCACGGCGCCCATCGCCACTCCGCCGATACGTTCATGTAGCTCCTTCGGAATTTCTTCCAAAGCCAACTCCACCCACCGAACATAGGTGTCACAATCGGTGCCTTGAGCAATAAACATGGGCTTGGCATCTGAACCCATCTTGATGAACGTTTCAATCTGGTCACGAACATTCTTTCCAGATTCACGCGCGCACCATTCAAACTTTTGTCTATCAAAATATTTGTTACTGGTATCTGAACGAGCTGAACGTGTTCCCACCAATGAAACGGGAATTTCATCAAAGCTCATGGCACAATCCGAATACTTACCTTGATTGGTGTACACATCCTGCTTCAATTGTGGTGTGATGGTTTTGCCCAATGTAATCATTTGCAAGCCACCTGAGTCAGCATAAATTTGCTTTACGCCATGACCACGATACACATTATAAAAGAAATCTCCAAATTCCTTTTCAATAAAGGCATTGTACAAAAAGGAGAATTCGTGGTTGTGTTGCCCACGAAGTAATGACCAGATATGATTCAATCTGTCAGATGTAGGTTTCCTATGTGACTCAGCAAATCGAACGCGCAAAAAGGATAATCCTGATGCAACATATTCAAACATAATTAACTCCCAAGAATTTGAATCAAATGATTAGCCTGATGTTTTGCATCATCTAATGCATTATGATAGGTACCTTCACGTGGCTTTTGAGGAATTTGAATCACTTCCTTCATGGTTCTGTAACATCTATCATCCCAAGGTGTCCAAGGACGTTTCATTCCTACCGCCTTGTAGGCGTTTTCAATAATCACATTATCAAATCCTGCACCACACCCCCATGTGGGCAATGACTTTGTGCCATACCACTTGGAAAATGTTGTCAAGGCATCTTGTAGTGGAACATTGTTCCATCGTAGCTCTTCTAATACTTCTTTTGGTTGCTTTGACCACCAACGTACTGTATCTGCTGAAATAACTAATCCATGTTTCTTGCAATCGGCTGCATCAACCGTGCAGTAAAATTCATCAATGATACCCTCATCTAATGAAAACTTTACTGCACCAATTGAACAAATGGCAGCGTTGGACTCGGTGCTCATGGTTTCCAAGTCCAACATGACATTTAACATTTTCATTACTTGATAAGGTTCATGAATTCTGCACGAAGGGCAGGATCCGTCTTGAAATTACCACCCAACTTACTAGTAATGGTGCTTGAATCTGGATCCTCGACGCCACGTGCCTTCACACAGAAATGTTCAGCGTCAATCACAACTGCCACATCATCCGTTTCAAGGATGAATGCCAGTGCATGATAAATCTGTTCTGCCAAACGTTCCTGTACTTGCGGGCGGCGTGAGAAATATTCCACAACACGATTCAACTTGGACAATCCAAGAACCTTCTTACGTGGAATATATGCTACGTGAGCTACACCACTAATAGTTACGAAGTGATGTTCACAGCATGATGTGACGTTGATTCCCTTTTCAAGAACCATCTCATCATAACCCATCTTGTTTTCAATTGCTGTACACTTTGGAAACATTGCGGGGTCAAGACCCCAAAACAATTCATTGACAAACATCTTGGCGACACGACGAGGACTATCCTGCAAACTATCATCAGTCAAGTCCAAACCCAGAATCTCCATGATTGCTGTAAAATGCTTTTCAATCTTCTTCACCTTTCGGTCAGAGAACTCACCTGTTTCTAACACAGGTGTTTCAACACCCAGAGATTGAAGATGCTTCTGAACCTTCAATCCTAGCTCGGGGTCACACTTACCTAAAGCGTTTCGGATAGCATTTGCGTTATACCGCTGCTGTGACTTCATATTATCTCCCAATTACGTTGCCAAAGACATAACAATGATTTCGTGTGGCAACATTATATCCACGATTCATTGCTTCAATACACAAATCACCAATATCAGTTTGTTCCTGTGCATCTTTTGTAGCACCAACGGGCATCACCCATACATGGGGCATGTACCGCCCACATAGTAACTTAATGTTATTTAGGTGATTGTCAAGTTCATTCCAATTTTCTTCTGTTCCATTACATACAAACTTCAAAATGGAAGTACTATTGGTAAGAGCATAATCATAAATGTTCTCACAATTTACCACATTCTCCTCACCTGAAACAGTGAACAATTTCGGACTCATTGACCAATGCCAACGACTTCTACCAGGACCGAGGAAAGGAAATTCACTTGAAAGAAAATTTCGTAATTCATCGGAGAGAGGGCGAGTTGCATTAGTTTCAACTGTAACAAGTTGAGGGGCGTTATTTCTCCTATGCAATTCACGAATGATTTCAATCATCGCCTTTTGCTGCATCATAGGTTCACCACCAGTGAAACACAACATGATGTTCTGCTTTGTCACGGGATGAACAAACAAGCCTTCAGGATTATGCTTGCTTTTATTTGCCTCAATCAACCGGTCAGCAATTTCTGCGGGTGAGGCATCATGTGCTAGATGCTTGTACTTCTGTGACCAAGAATAGGAACTATCACAACCATACTTCCAAACAGGAAGTTGATTCACATCATTCACAGATGTGGTGTCAAATGTTTCATATGGTAGAATCCATGTTGATGGGTCTGTGGGATTCGTTTGACCAAACCCATTACAATTCAAATTACATCCAAAAAAACGAAGCCAAACGGAAGGAGTTCCTGCCAGTTCAGCTTCGCCTTGGAATGAGTAAAATATTTCTGAGTATCGAATACGCATAAGCATCACCAGGTAATTATAAAGAAATAGGTATATGACTGAATCTATATTAGATACCACAGTTTGTCAAGTACTACTCGTATTCAACTTCTCCAGTTTCTACAAACTCATCTAATACCAGAGGATGTTCAATGTGTTCCAATTCATTCACCACCAACAAGTCATCATCCAATTTTTGCAGATACTTTGGTTTTCTGGTCATCTTTTTTTCTTTCTTGGTATCATGCAATTCTTGCTGTGCAATGTCAGCTTGTTGCTTCAAATACTTGATGAATCCATTATCATAACTGCCTTCGTCATGCACTTGCCGAATCAATCCTTCAATGTCTAATGATTCAATATACCGATATTTGGTTTGTAGCTGGCGCTTTTCTTTTTGAATTCTACGCACAAACGCATAATAGGTGATTTGTGTGAAATAGGCAAATGGATTGGTTGACTTCTTGGGATCAAAATTATCCATGTAAATTAAACAGTTCTCAATGGCATCCAGAATCATATCTTCACGAAAACTGTAATTGATGAAGTTGCTCTTGTATGCCAGATGGTTGGCAATCTTGATGAAACAATCACCAATGTAATCTGGAACTTGTGGGCGTTCTTCATTCGCCGCCTTGGCATCCATCACTTCTTTTTTATAATCAATAAGTGCTTGTAAAAATGCCTTATTGTCTATGTAATGTTTGTTATCTTCCTTCTTCTTCGTCATCATAATATTCTCCTGTGTTTTCATCAATATCAATAATACGCAATTCACCTGGTGTGATTTCACGGAGAAATTCATAGGCGGTTTCCGAATCTTCTATTCGTTGGCGCATTTCATTGGTATGATTAACATAATTAATGTATTGTTCACGCACTTCTTTCTTCAAACTACCAATTGTTAACACGATATCTGCACTGATTGTAAATTCTTCTCCGTCACTTAATCCCATCCAAGGACGAAGGACGAAACTTTCACCCAATACATGATTACCTCGCCGTGTTTCTTGATGTGGAACAACTTGTACTGGAGTGTTTAAATGTAGAAATGATTCTGTACCTAATGACTTCACATCGCTGCTCATGGAACATAAAATGCTTTCACCTGTTTTCAATTTGATGACTTTATAATATGTCCCGGTTGAAAAATTATTCATGTAATGGAACTGTAAGGAGTTTATAATTGAAACCTTCTTCGTTATAAATTTTAACCCGCTCAATTAAATGTAACAAGGTGTAATTTTTATGCTTCTGCCAAGATAGGTTATCACCAATGTCATATAACTTACAACTTGTTTTATCTTCTCCTAAACGAAGTCCTCGACCAATACTTTGAAGAT